TTTTCCATCACCTAAACGCCCGGAGCCGTAACAATTGATATAATTGATATTAAATTCGCCCATCCCATGACAATCAAACGCGCTGACGCTACAATCGTTTGATCCGCTGTCAGACACATACATATACCCACACGACGAAAAATCAACTAAATGACGTAAATTGTTTCCTCGAATGTTTTTAAATGTACCGAAAAGCGTTCTGTTCGTTTGGATCGCGTATCCACAGCCTGCACTTTTTGCTTTGGCGTGTTCTGCTTCGACATTAGATACATTTACGTTGTAACAGTTGCGTATACCTATTGCCGGTAACAAGATATCTTGAGCGTATAAATTGGTTATCATTACATTTTTGACGTAACCGACAAAAATTCCTGATATCCAACTTCTGCGCAATGTCACGTCAAATTCATCAGAGGTCGGAAAATCGGTACGTTCTGCCGAATCCTTAAATCTGTAATTTAATAACGTCACATTTTCGGCCGTTTGCAGCAACGTTATTGTGCCTGACGGGTTTGCGCCATCAAAAACAAAATCATTACAGACAAAATCGACTGCGATATCATTACCTGAGATTCCTACTACTTGGCATGGTAATTCATGTATGCGTGCTGGATTGTCATTTCGACTTGCGTTCCAGCCGACGCCTCCTAAATTATAGTAACTAACTTCTACTATATCCCCCTTTTTAAAAAGGGTGGCGTCAGATACTGTAAAAACAGTCGAATCGCCAATTTGCAAGTACGATTGATCTTGTATGATGTCGTTGTATTTAATTGTACCGTATTTTTTACCTATTATTTGCGACACAATATCTGTTTTTCCGGCACCCAAAAAATTAAACGCTCCTGTGTCGCGATTTAGAGCGTTACTATCTCCCAAATCGCTTGTACCCATATACTCAAAAAGCGCATGATTAAAATCGATTGTTATGTTATTTTTATTAAAAAAAACAGGTTTGTCGAGTCGATACGTGCCAAATGGGAAATATATTTTTGTATTGTCGTTGATTGTATCAGCTAAATTTTGCAACTTATCAGATACATCTGTCCCATCAGGAAAAATGTCAAACCACTTGACGTTAAAGCTACGCTCAGCACTTTCGTTGTGAATTCGTTGCATAAAAGATACGTCATTTTCAAAATTTCTAAAATCGCTATTTTTACCAATCTGTTCATCCAGTCTTTTAGATAACGTCTCATATGTTTCTGCGCCAAACGGCTTTCTTGCATCAATGACTTCAGCATCTTGCATCTCACCAGCTACTATATTGTCTAATCGTCCGTCAGTATTTTGGGCAATATCTTTTGCGTCAGTTGAGATTAGTTGTGATTGATTTGCTACATTTTTTGCGGTTAGACTATTTTCTTCTGCTCGCAACGCTGGATCAATCGCAAATTTGTTAATCTTCTCACGCCCTGCGTTCAACACGTCGCTCTCGCTTATATGTTCAATTTTATCTGCCAATTTCATCACTCCTCAAACGATACATCTTTAGTATAGACTACCTCAATATCAATCACATCGGCAAATCGTACGTACGTGTTATTGCCAATCATTGCTCCTGGCACAGCATTTCCGTTGGCGCCTGCCTTTGTACCCGTCAGATAATCGTAATAGTCCGATCGCAAATCGAAGTTATCGTCAACTTCTACAGTTTTGACATTATTTTGTATGGTTCCATCGACAATACCTTGTGTTGTAATTCGTACTTGCTTCATTTTCAACGTCTACCTTTCTTTACCTTTTTAGTGACTGTCTTTGGTGTATACAAGCAAAACTCAATTAAAGAAATATCATCTTTTCGAACAGTGCATGTATCAACAATCGTTACATACTCTTGCGTACTCTTTAAAATGGTATCTTTTTTTAAATTGTATTCAGAAAGTCCGCTGACCCCGACTTGCACATTGATTCCATTTCTCAGTAAAATCTGTAAAAATCCTTGCTTATTTTCTTCCATTAGAATTCTCCTCCTAACTGGCTTTGAATAAAGACGCGTAAGATCAGTTGTACTTCGATTCGCGCGAGATCGTTTGGTGTAATTTTTAGTGTGTGACGACCTCTTGTTGCTTTGCCATCTTCGTCTTTTGACAAATACGGTACAACATTAAAGCGTTCGAAACTTGTGCTATCAATTGGTACGGTATTACCATCGACTTCTATTTTTAGCTTGCTCGGCAAGTTTGCATACTCAAAAATACCATAAATGATTTCATGCGTGTGACCTGGTATGGTTATGCTGACTTGATGTGTGTGTGCCGGAATGTTGATGGACACGTTATGCGTATGCGCCGGGATATTAATTGACACATTATGCGTGTGTGCTGGAATGTTGACAGTATGCGTGTGATTGTCAGCAGCTTGATTCGTTGTGACATTTCCGGGCATAGCTACAGATGGTAAAATCACGTAAAAACCACTCCCAAACGCTTCGTAAAGCCTAGGACTACCAACCGACGTGTTGTCGGAAACATCCTCTATATATCGTAACATATCATGTCGATGACTCCCGTTTGCGCTACTGGTCTGCGTGCTAGAACCACCCGCTGAACTTGTGGCACTTTGAACACTTGCACCGCCCGCTGAACTTGTTGCACTCTGAACACTCGCCCCGCCTGCTGAACTTGTGGAGCTGGATACTTGTTGAGGGCTACTTGTGTTACCTTTGCTCGTTGCTCGGAAATGGCTTGTATCGACTGTTAGTTCGCAGGTGTTTACATTTCGTACATCGTCGTCTACAAAAAACTTAAACTCTACCGGATTTGAAGAATCTGCTTCGCGATCAAAAATATATGGCACAATATTGGTTGCACCGTTTGCGTAATTCGTATTGATTTCCTGTTGACGTTCGACATCCGCAATCGTCGTTCCTGTGTTACCAATGGCATTCCCTAAAGTCAGTTGAATGTTTGCTTTTCCATCGTCAATATCCGATTTTGATTCTTTCAAAATGCGAAATTGGATAGGCTCATTATCTTCTGTAATCAGTTCAATGACTTTACCTAATCGCAATTCATTTGCTTTGATTTCCCGTCCATGGTTAATAGCCAAATTCGATGGTCGGTTGGCTAATTTCATCAAATCTAATGCAGTGATTTCCCACGTATACTGCAACTCTTTCCAATTCCTTAGCATGCCCTCAGCACTTGCCTTCTGACTTGCTTTATCCTTAAAGCGTCTATCAGTCCAAATGTATTCAATCAATCCATATTCATCTTGAGAAGCTTCGTCTTCGACATAGGCTTTTCCATCGTTGATGGTTTTAAAAGTGAGCTGATTCACGCCTTCGCCATCTCCGAGAGCGTAGACACGATTGACCAGTTTTTGAGGACTTTCTTTAACGGTAAATTCCTTTAAATTGTATCCCTCAATGATTCGTGCGGTTACTTCTGTTTGTGGCTTTATCAAGCTTATCTTCCAAGGATAAACAGTCGTATCTCGTTCCATTATCCAGTCCTCGTCAAATGGCTTAGGGATAGAAAACAGTGCATCTACAAGACCGTTCTCGTTTTCCCACGCATAAGAAAAGCCACGTTGAAAATCAACGCGACCAGGTAACCACCTTTTATTTTTTTGTTGGTTTAATAGCCAGTTAAATACGTAATCCGTTTTGTAATTATTTAGCTGATAATAACCAAATAACACAGAATCGGTTAGTGTATGCAAACAATCAAGCAGTTCAATTTTTACTTGTCGATCACTCATCGATTTTTTCTTTTCAGAGGGCCAAATACGAAATTCCCCGATATATTCATCTTCGTTGTCATATATTTTGATAAAACGCAGCGGTCGGCAATATTTCAACTGAGGATCATCGTAGGGAAGTTGGAAAGATGCGTCCCACAATTGATTTTCTTCTTTGCTATAGCCAACGTTGTAAGCATTGGCCAATGTCGTAATATAGTTATGTTCTAAATCATATACTTCTAATTTGCTCAAACTTTTCTCACCTACAATTCATCGCGATAATGATTTGTAAAACTAAAATTCATCGCGGATCCTGTTACCTTAATCGTCTCATTTCTGACCAGTTGGAAACGATCCATGCGAATTGATTTTTCAATGCCATCTAGGTACGCAATATAATTCGCACAATCAATCTCCAATTTTCCGTTAAAAGTACCGACCTGAATTTTTTTACCGTTCGATTCAATTACAACGTTCGTTCCTGTTCCGTCTAATATCAGATAAGGAAAAACAGCCGTTCCAACAATAGTTGGTGCGACTGTCGTATTTCCTGTTATTTGTAAAGCATTTGCTCCACTACCTGTATGGCCAAGAGGCAAACCGGATTGAAAATCAATGACTTCTGACCCCCAAAATATATCATTGGCTTCGGTGACGGCGTATTTTACACCATCTAAATTGGTAATTTCTAAATCAAATGTGGCGGCGTTTGTATATAGTTCGGGGATTGGTGCTGCCTTTAATTTTCCCCAATAATAAACATCTGGTTCAGTGCTTTTGTGGACTTTTACAGCTCTTGGATAGCCACTTTTATCTAGCATAAATTGCTTGAAATTACGAATGAGATATGCACGTGTTATTGGATTTTCCGCTATCACAAGCACAGGAAATTTTTCAACAAATCCCCCAACTTCATTTCCAAAGTCTAATAATCCTTTTCGTCCGTATATTTTCTCGGTACGTTCTGAGATATCGCCCATAATCGGCTGATAGTTTCCTTTAACATTTCGCATTCCAAAAGATTCCAATGTGTATTGATCATCAAAAGTTAATATCTCTCTCATATCATACCTCTCCTAAAACCTTTTTTACCCGCTGCTTTATCGTTTATTCCGTCTAAAGCAACTGACATTTTTGCGCTAATCTTCTCTACAATCGAATCACCATCAAGAATGATATCTGGATCCTTCGCAAGAATTTCCATTAGAATTTGAACAATTGTATTTAGCAAAGAGTCTGTGTTGTCTGCATTTTTTGCGTCATTGCTATTTCCTAATGATTGATACAAAGCTATTTCATCGTCAACAAATGGTGAACCTGTGTTAAATTCGTTTGATAAAGCTCCTGCCATTCCGCTTACCGTGGC